CCCTGTTCTTCCATCACGGTGCATGGGGCGGCATCGTGACCAAGGGCACCCTCGGTGGCATGCGTTATGCAGCCGTCGCAGAGGCCGACCTCTACGTCAACGGCCACAACCACGAACGCACCATCGTCTCCCACCCCTGCTATCGCCTCACCGCTGCTGGCCGTCAACGCATCGCCCAGCGCTGGCACGTCCAGACCGGCACCTACAAGGAAGAGTTTGCGGACGGCGCCGGCTGGGCAGTCGAGCGCATCGTCATGCCTAAGAGCTTGGGCGGTGTGTTCCTGCGCCTTAGGCCCACTCCAGACGGCGTAGACGTGGTCCTAGAACCCGCCACCTGATGCGGTTGCCCAACAGCAACGCAACCCGCTAAGCTGTAGCCGATCACCGCACCCGCACACCAGTGCCAGCTGGCAGGCCTACTTCCCTCACCCCCGCCATGATCCAAGTGGCTGCGGAAGTCGCTGCTAAGTGCCCCTCCTATCGCGCCATTGCCCGCTCCATCGGCGTTCACCATTGCACTATCCGTGATTGGCTCGACAAGGGTGAAGATCCTGACTCCCCAGAGTTGTTCCGCAGATTTTCCGAATCCATCCATGAAGCGCTGCTAACGGCTGAAAAAAACCTCACCGAAAAGATCACTTCCGGTGAGCCTAAAGACGCTGCATGGATGCTTACTCATTCGCCATTCTTCCGCGAGGAATGGTCAGATGCTGCAGCGGAGCGCCGCGCTGAGCGCCGCACCATGTCCACTGTGGTGGATGCCATCGCCGCAGCAGGGCTCCCCGCCGAGCAAGAACGCACCGTCCTGTTGCAGCTTCAGGCACGCGGGCTAAGCGGCAGGACCGATGCCAACCCTTGACGTAGCAGCCCGCATGGCCCAGCTGGATCTGGACCAGCGAGCCACCTCCGTCACTCCACCCGCCGACCACTACACCCGCAGCTTCGGCGACTACATCGCCACCGTTTTCCCCAGCTTCCCCTTCACCCGTCACACCAACCGCCTGATCGCCATCGCGCAGCGTGTTGCTGATGGTGAACTACCACGGCTGATGGTTGAACTGCCGCCACGGCACTTCAAGTCCACCATCTTCAGCCGATTCCTGCCTGGGTACTTCCTCCGCCGCTATCCCGATCGCACCTGGGGCCAGGGCGCCAACACCCAAACGCTCGCCGCTGAGTTCGGCGAAGCTGCCCGCGATTACTACCTCGCCTCTGGTGGCACGCTGCACCCCTCCAGCACCGGCAAGGATCGATGGAAAACCGCTGGCGGCCTGGGTGGGTTCTGGGCTGCAGGCGTCGGCAAAGGAACGGGCTTGCCGGCCGACTTCCTCAACGTGGATGACCCGATCAAGGGCCGCGAGGAAGCCGAATCCGCTGCCTACCGCCGCCAGCTCTACAACTGGTGGTCAACCGTTCTGAACACCCGCGAGGAACCGGGTGGTATCAAGCTCATCACCCACACCCGCTGGGCAGAGGCCGACCTGATCGGCTGGCTGCTGCAGCAGGTGGAGCAGCTGGAACGTGACGGCGACGGCGACGCGGCTGAGCCGTGGCACGTGATCAGCCTGCCGCTGATCGCTGAGCCGGTGATCAAACCACTGCCGGCACTGGTCACCCGCGAGCCGGATGATCGCCAGCCTGGCCAGGCCCTTGACCCCAGCAGATACGACGAGGAATGGGCACGCAAGAAACGCCTCAACACACCCACCCGTGATTGGGAGGCGCTGTACCAGCAGCGGCCAACACCTGGCAAGGGCACGATCTTCAGCGCGGAGATGTTCCGGTACTACGGCACCGCCGATCGCCCCGGCCAACCCGGTGATGCCACCCTCCCTGGTCGATTCGTGCGGCGCCTGGCATCGATCGACTGCACGTTCAAAGACTCAGCCGGCACGGACATGGTGGCATTCACCCTCTGGGGCCAGGACAGCGCCGGCCTGTGGCTGCTGGACATGATCAACCAACGGCTCGACTTCGCCGGCACCATGGACACCATCGCCGCGCTGTGGCCGCGCTGGGGATTCGGTGAGCTGCTGGTGGAAGACAAGGCGAACGGTCCGGCAGTGATCTCCACCCTCAAGCGTGCCGCCGCAGGGTTCACCGTGATCGCTGTGAATCCCATCGGCGGGAAGATCGCCCGCGCCAATGCTGCTACGCCTGAGTTCAACCAGGGCCGCGTCTGGCTGCCGCGTAACCACCCGCTGCTATCGGTACTGGTGTCGCAGCTGGTGCGGTTCCCTGGCGACACGTTCGATGACCTTGTGGACTCCACCACGCAGGCTGTCAACTACGTCCAGGGCACCGGCCCGATGCGCGTCTCCACAGTCCACTACGGCCGTGGATCTGATGCACCAACACCTGATCCATTCGCTGATCAGGACACGTTCAAGCCGAAACGTCGACCGCTGTCCACGACGCCGGGCTTCCGGTGATCTATCCACCCACCGGCAACCTCCGATGACCGCAGCCGCAGCCGATGCGCTTCGAGGATCTACCCCACGCATCCCCTCAGCAGCTACACCGCAAACCGATCAGCGGCCAATGGCGGCAGACCCAACACCGGCTAGAAGCACGGCACTTCGGCGGGGCATGGCATCCGATCCAATCAGCGCAACAGGCACCCGGTCGGCTGCTGCTGGTCAACGGGATGGTGCTGGCGCCGGATTTCCCGCACCTACAGCCGTCTCCGAAGACCTCATCACCCGGAACCTAGGACTTGCCAGACAGGCCGCCTGGCGGTTCCACCGCAAAACCGGCCAGCCATATGACGATCTGGAGGCTATCGCGTTCGTTGGCCTGATTCGTGGCTGCCGCCGTTACGACCCCGACCGGCTCAACCCCGGCAGCGGCCAGCCGTATGCCTTATCAACGATCGTCTGTCCATTCATCAACGGCGAAATCCTCCACTGGTTCAGGGACAAAGGCCATGCCATCAAGTTCCCCAACAAGTGGCGGGAGAAGTGGGGGAAAGTCCAGCGGCTGATGGGTGATCCGTCGCTCACCACCCAAGAAGTGGCTGAGCAGTCCGGGCTGTCAATCGCTGAGCTGAACGAGATGCTGGGCAGCATGACCGGCACCGCCAACCTGGACGACATTCACGGCGCCGACGGCTACGACGTACCCGAGCTGGAGCTGCCCCGCATCGATCCGCTCAAGGATCTGGTCACCAGCGCATGGGAGAACATCCATCCTGCCGATCGCGGGCTGCTGCTCAAGTGGTGGGCCAACCCTCGCCGTCTGGCATACCCTGCCGGGCCGATGGAGCAGTTCCACCGCCGGGTGAAGGCAATCCTGCAGGGCCGGCGGCTGTCGGAGGTGCTGCAGCTGGGGCTGGCGGTGAGCGTGCCGCTGGTGACGCCTGAGCCGAAACCACCCCGGCGGAAGCGGAGCAGGAAGGCATTGGAGGCAGCGGCGCTGCAGCTGGGGCTGCTGGTGGCGTGACGGATTGTTAACTGGGCTGGTCTGTGGTTGCCAGTCTGTCCGCTACGGGTTACATTAGGTGCATGGGAGACGAGCTCCCGCCACCACACCGCCCCCGCCGCCATGACCGCCACCTCCTACGCCACTCCCGCAGATTTCACCGCCTGGGAGGCCAAGGCCAAGACCATGACCGTGGCCGAGCTGCTGTTCACCGTTAAGGACTGCCAGCAGGCCGAAGCCGCCATGCGTGGCTGGAATCCGATCAAGGAAGGGTTCTACAGCGACCAAGCCTGCACTTACGGCATGGAGCTGACCCGCCGCCGCCGCGCAGCCTGAACCGACACTCGGGCCGCCCGGCGCGGCCCATCAAACCACTACACCGCACACCGCCATGACCGCTCCGGCCCTTCCCACCATCCACCTCAACGGCACTGGCGCCGACAGCCTCTACCGCGAGTACCGCGCAGTGCGCAAGGCCATCGCCGCTGCCGCTGACGCTCTGGTCGCTGCCACCTGCAATCAGCGGGACTTCTACCCTCAGGAGCCCGGCGCTTGGCAGCAAGCTCGCAGCGAGCGCGAGCAAGCCTTCAAGCTGCTGCAGCAGGTGTCTGACTATGCCGAGCAGTGGGAGATGCATGCTCTCGACAACCGCCGCGCATGACTGGTGCTTGACAACCCATCCGCCACGGGTTACAATTAAAAGCACAGGGGGAGACCCCGCTACCACACCGCCAGCACCAGCCGTGACCGATCTTGAGTTTGACTTCCGCACCCTGGCCGATGCTCAAGCCTTCGGCGCTGACTACGTGGCCGATGAGCCTGGTAGCTACTTCACCATCGATGAGCGCCCCAACGGACGCTTCTACGTCAACCTCTTTGAGGAAGACGGCTACCAGATCAACCGCGCAGCTCCTGCCGTTGTCTGCACTTCCAGCGTGGTGGCTCCCCGCCCCATGACTCACGCTCACCTGGGCTGATCCACACCACCACCCACCACACCGCCAGCCATGACCGCCGCTCAAATCGCCGAATGGGAAGCTCGCCTCAAGGATCTCGGCGCTCGCGCCAACCGTGAGCTCGATGAGCGACTGCTCGCCATCACCGGGTCAAGCGATCCGAAGGTTCATCAAACTTGGTCCGCGCCTAAGAAGTCCCGCAAGGCCTGACCCACCCCACGGCCCGCCGGAGCCTATCCGGCAGTCATTCCACTGCACACACCACTATGACTACCGCCATTCTGGCCGCCAACGCTCCCATCCAGTTTTCAACTGGCGCATGGACTCGAATCAAAAAAGAAACCCGTGCTGAAATCATCTCAGAGCGTTTCGGTATCTAC